GGCGGGGCGCGTTCCCCCTCCGGGGGTATCGCGTCAAGCCGTCCCGCGTTCGCTGTCAATAGCATTTTGCGCCCTTGACAGTACCGCCAAAACGCAAAAAATAACCCTATTGAACGCGCCCCGCGCCCCTGCCAATAAACTACACCCAAACGACAGCGCACAACGCAACAGAACGCCCCACAACGGGCATAATATAAGCGGTGTATATTCCTATACCCATAACGCAATAAAGCCCCATACGGCGCATTATAACGGCTATAATAGGGCATAGGAAAAGCCCCGCCATTATAGCGGGGCTTGCCTGTTATTTATTGATTTTTAGCAATTCAGCCAATACCACCAACGGAAAAAGCAAGATACAAATAAGCGTCATTTTCTCAACCTCCTATATTATGCGAATGTAAAGCGGCGGCTTTCCGTTGTCCGGGTATATTTCGCGGCTATTTCGGGCGCGTCCTTTTTTAGTGCTGTCGTATCAATCCGGGAGGAAACAACCGCTTTATAACTTGCTTTATGTTCCGTTCCCGTCAAGCTGTCAACGCCTGTTTCCCTCATGTACTGTTTTAGCGCGTCTTTCAATGCGTCAATGTTCGCAGCTATTTCTTCACCCATGCGGATATATTCCGCTAATTCTTTCATAGTGTTGTCAATGTTCATTGTTTACACCTCCACAATTTTTAGAACATGATACCGCCCCAATACGGCATAAATAGCGGACTTATTCGGCGCGTATAGCTCCATAATGCCATAATAGCGGGACTTTACCCAATACACCCGGCAAAATTCACGCAAGGAAAACGCCCACCCGCCAATTTTAACAACGGGGTTTTGTAATGTTTCTAATGTTGCGGATTGCCTGTAATATTCCTTTATGGCGTTTTTATCGCCGTTTTCGTATGCCGCAATAGCTACAGCAACGCGGGATTTTAACGCGCTTTCAATCGGCGCGGGTTCCCAATTCACAAATTGCCAATATTTCATAATTAAACCCCCATTCTAATACATTCATCAAGCGGGATTTTATACCCATGCACCCGGAAAAATGCGCTATCTTTCCCGTTGGCGGGGTAGTAGATTTTACAACGGTGGAAACGCCGCGCGGCTTTCCCGCCATACCAACAACCCGAAACGCAATAAACAAAATCGTTTATACCGTATTCAATGCCCTTTATTTCAAGCCCATTCAAGCCGCTGTAATATGCAACGCTTTCCCGGCTTTCGCAATACTCCCGTTTATTCATGGCGTGCTACCTCCTCAATAAATGCCCGTTGTAATTCCCGCAATGCGTCCCGCTTTTCCTCATAGCCGGAAATATAGCGGATTTTTTCGGCTTGCGTTTCGTACCGTTCCCGCAATTCATAGGACGGGCGAACATTCCCGAACGGGGCATAACCTGTTACAATAGCAACCCCGCCGCCCATATCGTAAATATCAGCCGCCCACCCCTCACGGCGTACCATGTACGCAACCGGGCTTTCATAATTCAAAAGGTTTTGCAATCCGCAATAGGGAACACAAATAATTGTGTTGTAATTCGCCTTGATTGCCTTTTGTGTTGTCTTGAATTTCATTTTCTTTACCTCCTCAATAATTCGCGGCGCGTCTTGCGTACATTGCTTTTAGACTTTCGGTGGAGGTCATATCGGCGGCGCGGGGGCTTTCCTCCACCGGGAGCGCGTCCCACCACTTTTTACCGCCGCCCGAAATGCCGAACATTTCAATAAATGCGTTGATATGGCGCATTGTCGTTGCGCTGTACCCCTCCCACATTCGGACAAATTCGCCGCTTTTATCAATCTTGCAAACGGTAGTATCATAGGACTGTAAAAGCGTTTCATCGTTCATTTCAATAACTTTTGCTTTCCCGTAAAAGGATTTTGCGCGGTCATAGCCGCCCGGCGTCAATTCGTAAATTCGCATTTTGTAAACCTCCTATAATCTGTTTTGTGTTGTTTGTTGTCCTGTTGTGATTATAGTATAATTCAGCTTTTCCGAATTGTCAACCCTTTTTTAAATATTTTTTATCTTTTTCGGATTATTTCAAATCCTACTTATTATATAGCGAAATTCACCCCGCGCCGCCGTCCGGCAATGGGGCATTTTGCTTTATTGCGGTAAAGCGTTAATAGGAGCGGGGCAAAATCCCCACAAATCCGTGAAAAATCCGCGCAAAAAGACCGCCCAACGGTAGCGGCAGGTGAGCCGCGCTCCCGCTTGGGCGGTCTGCGTGATAGTCGATAGTCGAAAGTCGTTTGAGAGTCGAGAGTCGTTAGTCGCTCTGAGAGTCACTGTCAGAGTCGATGAGGTAACGCTGTCGAATGTCCTCCGCGTCATAATCGGGGTCGTTCTGCTGATTGGGGGTCAGCACATATTCGGTCTTGTCTTGATACCCATAGTTGTTCTTGCCGAGGAATATACCCGAAACGGGGTTAATTTTGCCACTGTTCATATAGGTTTCCCACATATTTTCCAACATTTTATACGCCTTTTTAATGGAGTCGGCTACCTCTCGCGGCAATGCTGTCTTATATCCGGCACTTCCTGTTGGTCTATCATGTGCAATAGCTGTCAATGTCTGTCTGCTCATTCCGTTCAGCGCAATAGCCATTCCTGCAACAGTCGGCTTCAAGTCAGCTTTCTCATACAACGCAAAATATTCACCCAATCTCTGAGTGACCGCGTTCACATCTTCCATATCAATATCCTGCATATTAAACAATGCTATATTGATACTCATAATCTTCGTATTATCTCCCGCTTCGAGCATAAGCCCGTTATCACCAATGACAGGAGAGTTTCCACCACGGGGCTTTTTCTTAATCACCTGCACATCTTTCTGTGCCTTTTTCTCTACCATTTTCCAATGCACCTCCGTAAAGTCGTATAGTCGCACGAGAGTCCTCTTTCCAAGCCGGAGAGTCCTCTTTTCTTCTTATTCTTCTTAGGAACAAGTAGTTAAAGTAGTTAAAAATCGGGTTTTGCGTGTAACTTCTTATAGTAGGGATTTTCCTATATAGAGGAAGTTACACGCAATACCTTGAGAACAGCTACTTTAACTACTGTAATAATAAGAATAACTCGTTCTTATGAAAAGATTGTTTGTCAATCCTTTTCAGATAGTTCGGCAAATGTCGTTTTTGATAAATACTTATCCGTTTTGTGTTAAATGAAGTTTTTGCTCTCGTAGTAGTCAATCACTCGCTTAACCTCCACCGATTTCAGCACAACGATTCTGTAATCCTTGCCGCACTTCCTCTTAACCCAAAAGTCGTGTGCGGCTTCTGCGATAGAGCTGTAAGTGAGCATTTTCGTGTTGCTGGTACGCTGGTGAGGAGGACGGTATCGGTAGTCTGTGCCGTACAAAAACTTCCCGGTCTTAATGTTCTGAATCGCAAACATCGTCTACCTCATCAACAGTACCTCCGAACGCTTCTTTGATACATCTGCCGAACTCTTTAAGAG